GAGTAACTTCACCCGTATTGTTTTCCCTACGGAGTCGAACACGCACAAGGTCGCCAACAACAAGAACGCTGTTGTAATTACGTTCGCGAACTTTGATTCGTAGGTGATGTGTTACGTATTTTCTATTGGCCAAGGCATAAACACCAACCTTTGCGGCATGGTCTGATGTAGTGCAGTAACCGCTTAAATCCAGTTGAACGTAAGGGCCGTTAGCCGCTTCGCCTGTGTATCGGATTTCTGTGGAGCGGACAACCGAAAAAGTAGTACCGGACTGTTGCTTCCACAGCACAACAAAGCAAACCGGAGTGCGGTCTTCGAGTGCTATGTATTCGATCTCGAATCCGTCTGGTGTAATGTGCTCTTCTGTAAAAGTATATTCTGGGTCTACTTGCGTTGTTTTGATTTCGTGGGTCGCAGACACATAAGGCAAGCGTGGCCTTAAACCAAACTTTCCATTAGTACGAGTTAGTCTGAGTAGAAAGTTGTAAGACGTGTCTTGAATCCAGTCCTGCAGATTTTGGCTATCAGCCAAGACACCGTTAAAAAACAAGCCGTTCGCATCGGCAAATTTTGCGGCAGTCGTTAGCGAAGCAGTGTCAATTAGATCCGATGTAACCCTTTCGGTCTTGTCTAGTAAGTACTTCGTTAAATCTACGAAGTTGTCTGACGGTCCAGTGGTGCTGTCAACTAAACGAGTGACTTGTAGTCCGCCCCGAATAAAAATAAAAATCTGAGTGGACCACGTCTCATCGCCAACGCCCACACTACTTTCAAAGCTGAAAGTAGTCATCTCGTCGTAAGAACCACCCGTTCCAACGAACGACGGTGTACTCCAAGTACTCTGCCCAGATAAAACCGTGATGTCATTTGTAGGCACCCAGTTGCCCGCTCGTGCGTCGTAAGCCTGGTTTAGTGTTGTTCCTTTACGGCAGCTACGCTGATAGACATCACGAACTTGGGTTTGGCTTAGTTGACCCTCGCTTAGTACAAGGAGATATTTGTAATCAAGTGTTGTGTTGGTGCTTTGGTTTGAAAAATAACCTTCTACCGCTTTAGGGGCAATAAACACACCGCCCTGTTCAACTGAGTCGATGGTGCGGCGACGGCCAAAAACAATCGGCACAGGTTCGCCAATCCTTGCCGATTCCTGCCGTGATTGAGGTGTTAGGCTGCCAAGCCCAGCAGCATCCTTAAGCTTGTTGACCGACAAGCCCGTCTGCGATGAAAGCAGAAATAGAGGATCAGCAATCTTAATGGTCATGTTCTAAGTGGAGCGCCAATTAAAAAGCTGTTGTAAGTGCGTGGCGGAATCTGCGCTCCAACAGGAGCTAGTGCTGATCCTAGCCCGATCTGTAAGGCAGTAAAACTACCGCCAATGTTCTTGATGTACCCCAAAAATGAACCGACAAGCGTTTGACTTGCTGGCGGGGTGAGATTGCCAAGACGGTTGTCGAACTCATAAACACTGACTTCGCACAAACGTTCCAGGTACGCAGCTTCCAGAAAAGCGTCAACGACTTCTTGAGTTGCTGGAGCGGTGATCGTCACAGTCTCACCGCCTATAGCAGAACTCTCAGATATTCCTGCAAATTCAAAAGGATAGTATTCGTAGTTTTTGCTGCTGAGGGTTACTGTTGTATCGATGTAATAGTTCTGCCACAGGATGTGGTCAGATCCACCTGAGGTGTAGATCCGCAAGTATTGCGATTGGGCTCTGTTGCTCATCGCTGGACGCCCATGTACTGACGGGCACCGTAGCTACGGTTTGATGCGCTGACTGCAGTAGCAAGGTCCATCAAACCCCTCTCAAACTGGTCCATTGTTACGTAGTTGGTTCCGCCTTGCTGCATGACAGGGCCGGTCTGGATGTTCACTGGTCCTACATAACCGCCCTCAGCGTAGCGAGGGATTGCGCTCGATCCACGGGCACCCATTAGGTAGTTGGTTGCGAAAGCTGCAGCCTTGCGTTCGGGAACAATATATTCAGGCCCGGCTTCCCCGACCATGCCGACATGTGGTTTTGTGACGTAACCCCCGGCTGCATAGACACTGTACGACGGTTTCTGCATAGACTGTCTAGCCCGGGTTGCTGATATTAGCTGGCTTCTGTTTCTTTCTTTTTGCATTTCTTCCATTCTCGATACCATTTCTTCAACAGATCTATTACTGCGGTTCTTTACAATTTCTTGAATATCTTTATCGATCGGTATGCTAGTCGATATTGTCGAAGTCTTAGTTGCACCCAACACGCCTTTGTCAAAATCTGACTTTTGTTTGCTGGCGGCACCGGCGGCACCGGCGGCACTAGCGGCCCGCTCCATGTTGGAAGCATACTGCCCAGATTGAGATGCCAAGGAACTCATACTGCTCTTCTGGCTGTTAAGTAAAATAGCCGTTCTTTCTTGCTCGCGGGCGGTTTCCAAAGCCTCGATCTTGCCCTGGTACGCATACTTCGCTGATTGCTGCTGGAAAGAAGCGATCTTTCTGGTTGTTTCGAGGCTGTGATTAGCAGCCCGATTCATATCATAAACCACTTGTAGGGTTGATTTCTCTTGTGCGTTGATACGGTCTAGGGCAGCCTCACGGCGATCAGCATCTTCAATTGATTGAGCTTCAAGGCGAGTTTGTTCAAGTGCAAGCTTGAGCTGCTGCTCCTTTAACCTAATTTGAAGACGCTCTTGTTCTGCTTTTGAAACTGACAGCTTGATGCTGCTCAATTGAGCTTCGTACTCAAGTTTTGCTTGTTGCTTTGTTTTGTCGATAATTAAATTGTTGAACTTGATTTTGTCAAGGAAGTGCTTAGCTTCGTCTTTCTGGCGTTCCAGGCGACTAATCTGCAGGCTTAGCAAGTCAGACTCTGTTTGCCTACGAGCATTAACCAAATTAGTGTTATTAGAAATAATCTGTCCCTGATAATTAAGGCTCTGTGCTTGGTCTTCAAGCAGCTGCTTTTGAAGTTTAATGTCCTCAAGCATTTGCTTATGCTTTTCTCTCTGCTTATCGAGTTCAAGTGCTTGCATTTTTAATTCGTGCGTTCTCGTCGCCGCGTTAAGTGCTTGCTGTTTTTCTTGTTCAAGCAATGTGAACCTTTTTTCTACTTCTTCTCCTACAAGGCCTGCAGTCTGGACACGCGCCAAGCGAACCTTCTCTGCAAATTCTTGTCTAATTTTTTCTTGTGCAATTTCATAGTCTAACTGCGCGTTGTGCTCTTTATCTGCAATACTTGTGGCCAAAATTCTTTTAGCTTCAAGAGAAGCAATAGCTTGAGTGTTTTTAATTTTTGTACTTAATCTGTCGTTGCTTGTGGTAAGTAAAGCAAGTCTTTTTTGCTCCTCTTCGTTCAGTACTTTTGCCTGCTCTTGGTTTTGTTTGGCTAAACCAAGACCTTGAAGTAGAGCAGGGGGTATACCAAGGTATGAAAGTGCTAAATTACGCACTATGGGTACTGCTTCTTCTGTGTTGACCTTTAATTGAGATTGCAGCCCAAGTCCCTTTGATAAAGCGTCGACAAGAGGCTCACCAAGTAAAGTTAAATAGCCGGAATAGGCTGCGGTTACACCCTCCCACTCATTTGCAAGCCTGTTTGTGTTGTTTGTTGTTCTTTCTATGGATTCTGCGCTTAAACCTGTTTGTTCTGTAAGAGCAGCAGCTAAAACATTCTGTGCTTCTTGAGCTTTACCAGCCTCTATAAGTCTACGTACTGTAGTATCAAGCTCTGCGTTTACGAAGATCACGCTGTTACGCAAAGCGTCCATATCCAGAGACCTTGCGGCTGTTCCGATTTCTCGGATTCGAATTAGGGCATCTTCAAGAATCTGACCTACAGCAGAACCTATAATCTGTCCGCCGAATCCTGTGCCGACAAACGACCCAGCTAAACCACCAGCGACCTGACCTACGCCGCCCCCAAACAGAAGCGGAAAGCCTGCGCCAAGCATTAAATTCTCTGCTTGTTTGCCCCTATTGGCTCGGGCAGTTTGTTTAGCTTTCGTTCTTTTGGTTAGTTCTTGGTCGAAGCGCTGAAGAGCTTGTTTATCCTTTGCGATCATGTCCTTAAAAACCTTGTCGTTACTTTTTAGTCTTGCTTGTGCATATTTAAGATCATTGTTTATTTGTTCGGTTAATAAAGCCCTCTCTTGCATCCGACGCTGATTGATTTCTTTAATCGACTGATGCTCAGCAAGAGCTGTTCTAACTCGAGAGGCACCCGCAGTTGGATCAAAGCCCGCCGCAGGTTGAGGACCATATTGAGCTGCTGTAAAGCCTGTGGATTGGCGTGCGATGCGAGCCAGCTCCTTCTGTTTGCGGATTTGTTGGTCAATAAGCTTGTTTTGGCGTTCACGCGCTGCGTTCGATTTAAGCAGTATCGATACGTAGTCTCTTATCGCTGTTCTCTCGTCAGCAGTCTTGGCTCTTACTTTTTGCAGTGTATCTGCAGCTTTGCTGAGAGCCCTTTCGTATCTGGCTAAAGATTGAATACCAGTTCTAAAACCTTTATCAATCAGATTTACTTTCTCGTTCAGATCGCCTATGTTCTTACGCAGCTTATCGAGAGCAGCTGTTCCCTTTACGCCGATCTGGATTTCTGTTTTGTAAGCCACGGCGCAGCTCTAGACCTTGTAGTTAAGTCTAGCGACCGCGCCGTTTGGCTTTCTCGTACGCTTCTTCTTCGACTTTGGCTCGGTATGTGTAGTAGGCGTGCCAGCCCAACATTTCTTCTTGGCTCATGCGAGCTTGCATCTCGCTAAGCGTCATGCCTAGCTCACCGGCCAAGAAGAACTGAAACTGCAGAGCAGGATCTTTTTCGATCTCACTCTGCAGTGCTTTTCATGTCGTCTGTAGCCTCGTTCTCTTCAGTCAGAATCGCAAGCATCAAAGACTGCAGATCGCTGTCCTTGACTTCGTTCTTGAGAACGTCGATCTCGCCAGGCTTAAATAGCTTGTGGCCGTTCTCGTCCTGGGCCTTGTTAATCAGTAGCTGCAGAGCAAATGCAGTTGCGTCGTCAGATTTGGCTTGGCGTTGGGCACGCTCACGCTCGGCCATTGTCAGAGGCGTGAACCAAAACTCGAAGATCGATCCATCCGATAGTTCGACTTCCTTCTTGATCGGCTCCATGTTGGCAGCCTTACGGAGACGATCAATTGCGCGAAGTGCAGCAGGCATTGAAGTGTTTGTGTATGTGTTTAGTGTAGCGCTAAGCAATAAAAAACCCCGGTAGAACCGGGGTTGCTTCCACTCTTCGGTTTAATCCTATCAGGACTTGCTGAAGTCGAAGGTAGGAGCGGAGCTGGGACGGAAGGCGATTTCCACGCTTTGACCGTCGTCAGGAGTCACGTTCAGGCTGGCCGAAGTCAGGATGACGGGAACTTCGATGGAACGGCTTTGGGTGTCGTCCACCGAACCAGAACTCATGATGCGGTCGATGTACAGCTTCATCGTTGCACCGTTCTGCTCGCGCTGAATCACATCCTCGATCAGACGGCTGGACAGCAGAGTGTCGTCGTCGGTCGTGTAAACGGTGGCGGAGCCAGAACCGTCGGCGAAACCGGGGATGTAGGCACGGAAAGGAGCAGTGCCAGTAACGGTCTGTCCAATGGTGGTAACGTCGATCTCACTACGAGTGATTTCAAAGCTCCACTCACGAACCTGACCGACAACTTCGGCAGAGGTGTAGCTGATGCTGGCAGTACCAGAGCCGAAGCCGCTGGGTTGAGCAGTCGCGGTTTCAGCAGAACCACCCTCGGTGGAGCTGATGGTCATCACACCGGTGGACTCGCTGTAGGTCAGCACGTAATAGTCACCAGCGGCAATCGCGCCAGTGGTGGTTGCACCGGAGGGATAAGCCAAGGTCACAGGATCGTTGACCTGGAAACCCAGATAAGTACCGACAGTAATGTCGCTACCGGTGGAAGGGAAAGCGGTTGCAGCCAGGGTGGTAACCT